ACGGCAGCCGCCACTAGATATTTTAGAAAAAGCATTGCCATGAATCTTTGATTTCAAAGGACCATTTGCCTTAATACCATAAAGACACATAATGGCGCTGGAAGGTTGAATCTTTTTATATTCATCATCATTGATAAACCCATAAGGTGGATAAATAGTCCCATCAATATCAACCTGCGGTTTAATCATTTCATCCGCAAGTCCAATACCTAAACCATTGGTATCAATGACGATTTCTTTTGGATTAAAACGCGCCGCAATTTTCTTAATATCAAGCGCCTGTTGTTCAAATCGTTTTGCTTCACTGTTTAATCCAATGACATAAAGATTAACCAAAGTGCATAAGTAACGATTCTGTTTTATAGTAACTCTAAAGACACAAATAACCGTTTGGTCATTTAATCTGCCTACGTCTACTGACATTAAGTAGAACTGATCGGAATTTGGTCTAGAAATTGCATGAGTTTCGGGATTTTTTAACTTACGATACTTAGTAAGTTTATCGTAGTTAAACCAAGACTCAGAACTAGAACCACTCCAAATACTTCCATACTCTCTTGCGAACGACTCTTCATCATAAGAAGGAGACATACGCAATTGATTGATGTATGTCTTATCTAAAAGTCCGTGCATAACGGGAATGCGCCAATCGCATCCAAAGCTAAAGCTGTGCTTGGGGTCAATAATCGCATTTTCAAATACATCAAGAAGCAAATCGTATGCAAACGAGGTTTTAACGCCCGCAGATGTCATAAAAATTCTTTGCTGATTAGGTTCGTTAACATTTACAGTATTATCCGGTAAACGACGTGAAACGTTAAGTAAGGGAAGAACAATTTCATTAATTGGCTGTTCTTCGTGGTCACGCGTTTCATCAATCAGACCGCCATGCCGTCTACCACCACGAGTTGAGTCCAAGGCGCCAACAACGTCAAACTGTGAGCCATTCCTGAATTTTAAAGTAACATAATCCTTACCAAAATTCCCAGGCATGTCACTAATATCACCGCCAATAACCTCTTTTCTAAGTAGAGGCCAATGGTCATAAATCTCAGCGATCTTTTCTCGCGCAATCTGCGCAGACTGGTTTTTATTAGGAGCACAAATAAATCGTTTAGTCCCTGGCAAGAAAATACATTGTAGAATCAAACCTAAAATTGTAATGAAAGATTTCGAGAAAGCACGCGGCGCCGTTATATAAACATCCTTGTAACGCATCAACGCGCGCAATACGATTCTTTGATAGAAAAACAATTTAAACTCCGAATCTTCAGGGGTAATCAAGTCTAAATACAAGTCAGGATAACTAGTGAAATAATTAGCTAAGTCTTCCAAATGTTTAAAATTCTTTAAAAGATATTCCTCATTAAGAATAATACCTTTCTCAATAGGTATTCCGTCTTTTTCGCCAACGTTAAAGCGCACATTGTCCATCTGCAACTTTTTATCCATTATCTGAAGTTTAGTTGCCACGGTCATCACCTACTGTTGCATCAAACTCACCATCATCATCGTCAAACAAATCTTCATAGCCATCATTCTCATAGTTATCCAAGTCATAGGTTCTTTGAGTGTCATAATAATCTTCGGCTTCTCGCGCCGTTTTAAGAGCCTCAATTCTTCGAGTAATCTCTTCACTAATTCCAGGCTCATTAGTATAAAGTCTTTGATTAAACATCTGAATATTCTTCATAGTCTCATCAACTTCATCTCTAGTAGAACCATCATAATAAGGGTTCTTCCAACCCTTTTTCTCCATCCATTTAATAAGTTCTCCCATAGTATCAAAGTCATTCAAATTCTTAACATTCTTAGGAGTAAATTCACCAGCCTTAACCAATTTATCATAAGACGACAAAAGTTTGTCAAAGTCCATTCCATTACTAATTCTTTGGTCAATCTCATAAGAAACCTTACAAATCTTTAATGCTTGGTCCATCTGTAAGGCGCCATTAACATTTTGAGTAGATAAAAGACCGTCGCGCAAATTCTCTAAATAATCCAAAGCTTCATCATCATATTGCGGTCCAAAGTCAAGGCGCAATTTCGCGTAATGCTCTTCCCGCAACTCCGGCAATTCCGTCTCCAGCTTTTTGGCATCGCGCAATTCTTTATATCTCTTATAATAGTCATCCCAGCCTATGTCACTATACTCCTCTTTCCTAAAAATATTAGCATACCTAACAAAAGCATTGTCGCCAGCTGCGTGGCGAGCTTTTTCCCATTCAGCCGGCACAAAAGGAATATCAGCGCACTGACACAACTTATCAACTGCGCCCCAAGAGTAATCCGATAATGCCAAATAATCATTAAGGCAGTCGGCGCAAAGTGGCAAGTAACCGCCAGGATATAAAGGCGACTTAGTGCGCGCAAACCTAATTTCCGAATACTGTTGATGACACCGCGCGCAAGTCAACATTTCCATTAATCATCATCCCCTTCGGGCTCGGCCGCCGATTCCATAATATTCAACAAGTTCAAGCGTTGAACCTTATCCATCTTCCTAAATTTCTCCTGCGCCCGCGTCAACATATCCAAAAACTCCTCTCCTTCCTCAGCCTTAATCTTAAGCACCCTAAAGACGCCAAAAATCTCAGGCACCTCAAGCTTAACAAGAGCATAAGTAAATCTCTTAACTTGCTTATCTAATTTCTTTCTACTCAAAGGTCTAACCTCCCATCTTCCGTATCTTATCGCATTTCTTACAAGTCGGCGCGTATCCGTCCTTCGAGCGTGCTCGACGCATAAAGTTCTCCGGCTCGCGCAACAACCAGGTGCCGCAACTCGCGCATTTCTTAAAGTCTTCCGGCTTATCCAGCCTCTCCAAAATGTCAAAGTGAGTTTTGGCAGCCGCGCAAATCAACGGGATAATTTTTTTCGTAAATAAAGTTGAAATATAGTTATTCGAATAGCTCTTCCCATATTTCTTGTTAATGTAAAGCGCAATGTCCACGTTTTTCTCATGTTTAATTTTCCGATCTAAAATGTCCTTGTGTAAGTCGCTTAATTGCGCGAACTCTATATAAAAATCAAGCGTATCCACCATAAATCTCAACGTGCCCAGTCTATCTTCTTCGTCGGCGGCGTCGCGCAACTCCTCATACTGGAGAATGAATTGGTAAACATGTTCGGGTTCGCGCCAATCAAATGTGGCTGTGCTGTTTTGTTCGTTAGTTAAACGCTTTCTAATTACGGCTAACTCTTCAGACGTAAAAGAAAAGGGGTTTAACAAGCTAAGCGGGCGCCAGATAAGTAAATCACTGGGTGAATCCCCCTTAAAACCGATTGGCGCGACCACGATAGAATCGCCGAATGTAGGACTTGGCGCGGCAGCGCTAATTACACGGTCACGTTGGACGGGACTCGTATAGGAATCCTTAATAAAAAATTGCTGGCGGCGCAACTCAACCAAAAGGTGTTTCATCTTTAGGTATTGGTATTGGTTTAAGTGTTTGGCGCGCTCGCTTAATCTTTCTTTTGTTTCTTCGCTTAGCGAGTCAACTAAGGATTTGCGAATTTCTTTTGATCGTTTATTGTGCGCCAGCTCCCAAAGTTCAACCAAAAAGTCCGTTTCGTCAATCTCGTGGAATAGATTAATGTATTGCGCGCGGGCATAATCGGGTGCTGAACGCAAAGCTTCCTCACGGGAGAACTTAACGCGTTGACGTTTAGTCGGCGCAATAAATCGTGATAGATAGGCCTCCGAAAAGCCAGGTTGTTCCATTAACCCCTCAAGGGATTCGGGTGCTTTTTCATCCCACGTTTTGGATCGCGTTTCAATTTGGACAGATTTACGTTGGACTTCGTTTAGGCCGTCGGTTGATTTGCCCCACAATAGATAATTGCCCATCATTTCAAGTTCATCACTAGTTAATGGGCGTTCGAAGTTTTTTATGTAGTTGTTTAGCCACTCGGTACGTTCGTAGGCCGAATTTAGCGTAAAATCTAACTTAATATTCATTTACGTTTACGAGGATAGTTAATCCATATTCCTCCCTTTTCTTTTTAACTTAGTTATTTTCCCTATATATTAATTATAACATACTCGA